GGTCCAGGGCATGTTACCTCTCTATTTTTATGGGGAAGCGGGCTTCAAAACCAGAAAGATGCGCTTCTCTTATAACGGCTATCAAGGCTTCCTCTGGAGTTTCAGCTATGATTTGGAACCAAGTTGAGGACCAAGAACCAATAGCGCCCATTTGTCGTATCTCATATTCTACTCTATACGTTTGCATTATCTGACCTCCAGGGTTGCGCTGTTGTGATGCGCGAGTAAGAACTTGAGTCGCTTCTGCGCTGCCTTAATCGAGTCGAAATACTCTTCTTTGACTTTGCCGGTTGCTGTGATCCAGGTTACTAGGTACATTTGCTCCTCTTTTGTTGTTGATATACTATGTATCGGCACTGGTTTCCGATACTTTAGGACTATTTTCCGCCTCGATAGCGTGCCAAAATGATAAACGATAGGATTGCGATGTAGTGTTTCATTTGCGCGCCCTCCATGCCATGATGATATAGCATGTGCCGTGCCATTGCAATGTATTTGTTAATGGATTGTGGAGCATTGACTTAGCATGCAATGATACTCACGGGACGATGTATGTTCGGGTAATTTGCCTCCTTTTTTCTCGCATTTTTTCTCACTCGCAATGCTGGCTCTGAGCCCGACGCGGCAGGCGTGCGCCCGCCCGATGTGCTATGATGCGTGTATGGAGGAGCAGCCCTGTAAAGCCAACGCGCACGCAAGCATGCAGGAGCTTGGCTCTAACATGTTGCAGGGCAGGAGGTTAACGCGCCGCCACTCTATACATTCCATTACTTATTGTCTTAGTCTTTGTCTTAGGGTAGGGGTAATCCCCCCATGGAAGGGAATAGATTCATGGGGTTCCAGTTCGCTCATCGGCGCAGCTAACAAAATTGGTAGCAAAGACTTAGAACGGAGTTTCTATGGTTCGTAAGAAATCTTCAAGGGTTCCACCTATTCAGATGGCAAAAGAGTATTTGCTGGTCTATCCCTCTGCAAACAATCAGCAAGTCGTCGATGCCCTAAGTATAAGTGAGAAAACAGTTTCTAATGCCCGGCGCTTCCTGATCCAGACTGGCCAGCTAGAAAAGTCGTTCTATTCGAGGCGGGGCTCGACCCTCGGGACGACTCCTCTAGCCGACATTTCAGTTATCAAAACTGAGTCTGCCGCTAGTTTAGGCACAGAAGCAGAAGTAATCTTAGCATCAGCAGACATGGATGTCCCGGAAAGGCGTCGCCGTCTTTCCGAACTTGCTCGTAAGGCCCGTGTAGACGGCTCCGGCCAGCTTGAAATCGCCGCAATTCAGGCCATTGCCAAGCTCGACGAACAATCCGGCACCAAAGATTCACTTGGTCCCGGCCCTCCTCTATCACGGGCCGACAAGGTTAATCGGCTCGGCGTGTTAATCGAGGTGTGCGGAGCCTCTATAACGGCAGAATCAGTAGTTAAGTCCTTAGAACGTCCCGAGTTAGATACTCTAATCGATGAAATAGGGCGCTTCATGGCTAAGAAAGGAACAAATGAGTCGCGGTCTAAGGAAAATCCGTCGCCAACAGCAGCGTGATCTGCTCCACAAACTCGGATTGACTTCCCAAAACGGCATTTTGCGCTTTGTGGGTTCTGTTTGGAACGAGCAGATGGAAAAGTTCAAGCAAATGGCGGTTGCTGAAGCCGAAGCCAAGGAAAAACTCTCCGCTGAGGCCCTAGAAGCCAGAAAGGAAGCGGATGAAGCCGAAAAGACTGAGATTCCGGCCCCCGAAGCCGCTTGAAAACCCGGAACTCGTTCAGATTACTTGGGTGGACGCAGTTTACGATACGGAACATGACGGCCCTGCTCGGGAAGCTGGCGGCCTTGTCCTTCTTCCTAGTTGCGGTTACTTTGTTCGTCTCGGCAATGACCCTGTATTTGGTCGTTTTATTGTCTTAGCCAGGGAATTCAGTAAATCAAGTACCGGAGAACTGCATTCACGCCATGAATTAACGGTCCACGTTGATTGGATCAAATCCTGGTCGGTAGTTAAAGAAATGAAACAGATTTGGCCTCCAGTAGAGGAGACTAAGGAATGAATGAGGTGTTTGTAAAAGGCACAGTTTTCTTCCATATCCTTCCAAAGAATGATGTGAATGAAGATGGCCAACCAGTGGTCCATGATGTTTCAGATGGAGCAGATTGCTGGTGCGAGGCAATATGTCTTGCGGAGTTTCATCCAACAAAACCTAAGGTTCCCTTTTATATCATTGTCCATAGGCAAGACAAAATATCCTGTGTGACTATAACACAAGTTAAATACAAGCCTCCTACTGATGAGGAACCACCTTCCGCATCAGAGGATCACACCCCCAAACCAAAATGGAACTGGTAACATGCGAAAAAGAGATTTGAAAAAGGAAATTGATGAACTGGTGAATGAACGGGATGTACTATTGAACATACTCGGAACGATTAGGAATCAACTCCGTGAAGCCCTAGAACTACTTGATGATATCGAGGAGGATGAGGACGAAACTCCTCTAGCCGACTAAATGCCACTAAATAAGAATAAAACCAAGAAGGCATTCTCTCAGAATGTCGAAACAGAAATGGCAGAGGGAAAACCACAAAAGCAAGCCGTTGCAATAGCATATTCAGTCCAACGCGGCGGAAAGAAACGCCCATCGAAAGGAAAGTAACATGATTAAGAAGCATCCTGGTTTTGCCTCAGTTCAGAAGAAAATCCAAGGTGAGGGATATTCTAAGGAAGCAGCAGGAGCAATTCTCGCTAATTCCACCCGGAAAGCTGGAAAAGCCGCCCACAAAGCAAATCCAAGATTGAATCGAGTTAAAGGAAAATAAATGCAGATAAATTATAAATTTCAGACTATTTCGGGACAGATTATCATAGATAGCAAGAAAAATCTGCTAACTTTAACTATTGGAGGATTATCCTATCCTCTTACTCAAGATGATTCTATACGACTTGGTCAGATTCTTCAGGATGCTGCCTATAAATCATTTGCTCAAACTAATGAGCCCACTCCATAGGAGATTCTTTGACTTTCTTGAGTTCTTTATGGGCGGCCGTCTTCCTCGTAACTGGCGGACTCGCCCTACTGCCCCACGATCTGAAACCAAAAGCCCCAATCGAGCAACAGGGCAAGTTCCGGGTAATGCCTTCACCGTACATTACAATGGGATCGGGGTACAAACCTACGTCCGCCCCATCGGACTCAATTTGGGAGGCAGAAGCAGATTCTCTGAATGCGGTGGCCGATTCCGCATGGACATCGACAGCAAATGATTGGAATCGTGCCCAAGCTGAATGGGATTCGACACAGGCAGTCCAAAGCCTAGCAGATACTCTAGGAACTGCTGCCCGGGCCGACTCGCTCCAGAAGGGGTTAATCAATCCGAGAGACTGGACCTGGGAAGAGTTTAAGTACCAAAAGGCCAAAGCAGAGTATTGGGCCAAGCATCACAATAAGAAACTCCGTAAGAAACAGCATATTAAAGAACTTAACGGCAAGACCGACGAACCCCATAATTGGGCCGAGAGGAATCGATGAAGAAAAGACTTGAAATGCTGCTTACCGGTTTTGCCTTTGGACTCGGATTCACCCTAGCCGGGTTCCTATTCCGTCTCGTCGCCACGGTCCTTATGGAAACCATTGCTTCCCTCTTCAGGATTCGATTCTAGTGTGGGAAAGTGGTCATTAGAGGCAGAACGTGGGCTTCTTGCTGACGCTTGTGTTCCTGGCCGTCATCCTCACAGCCTGTGGAATTTCGTCCTATATGCTATGGGATGGCAGGCGCGGTGCTCAGAGGCCGGACAACTCGACTGGATCACCCGACGAGTCCACCGACCCTGGCTTGATTGGGTCCAAGAACGAGTCATAGCCTGGAAGGAAGAACGTAGGGCCGGGATCGCCAAGCGCCACCAGCTTGTCATCTGTGTACCGCGTGGCTTTGGAAAGTCGAATATCATCACCAAACCGCTTCCGTTGTGGGCGATGCTCGACGAGCCAAACATGGCCTGCTCCATTGGCAGCGAGACGCACCCGAAGGCGAAGGCATTCCTCGCCCCGATGAAGCAAGTCATCAACGGAACTGACCCATATTCCCTGTTCTCCTGGCTGTACGGCAGTTGGTACACCCCTGAGAGAACGTGGAACTTGGAAGAGATCGTCACAGCTTACCGGACCTCAATGGGCACCAGTGAAGCCTCCGTCGCTACTTTCGGCGTCGAGACGGGCATCACAAGCAAGCATCCACTCCTGGTGATCTACGACGATCCGGTTTCAGATGAGAAGATGGTAGACGGCGGCAACTGGAACTCGAAGGCACTGGACAGCCTCGACGCCATCTACCCGGCCCTCCGTCCCGATTCGATGTTTATATTGATTGGAACCCGCTATCAGGATGATGACCCAATCGGTACCTCATTGGCTGTTGAAGGGGTCAAGGATTGGACGGGCCACGAGCCTACGGAGAAGTACAAAGAGGGCATCTGGCACGTCTACTTCCGTCAGGCCCGTGACCTCACAGATCGGGTCGAATTTCCAAAGGGCCGTCCGCTGGCCCCGGAGACAGGTTGGAACGATGAGGCTCTAACTCGATATGAAGATCGCAAGCCTCAGAAATATAACGCCCAGATGATGAATGACCCAACAACCGGCGAACATATGGAAATCACACGTGACCAGATACAGAAACTTATCATTAAGCGAGAAAACGTCCCGGCGATAGAATATGCAACGATCCATCTGGACTCAGCTTTTAAGGACGATGAGAGGCGTGAGCACGGTGATTATAACGTTATTTTGGTCTGGTTGCATTCTGCTGGTCTTGACGGTATTGTGTATCTTGATCGTGTGTCTCATTCCAAATCATGGAGGGCGGAAGAGTTCGACACGGAACTAATCCGAGTAATGTTTGATCTTCGTCGTCGTGGCATCCGAGTTCGTGCCATTACAGATGAGATCGAAATGGGTGGAAAACGAGGGGTTTACAGACAGCATCTTGAGCAGGTCATATCTGGCGCAGGACTTCGTTTATGCGAAATCCTTCAACTCAACCGGGCCGGTACTCGCAAAGTAATTAGGATCAGGGAAGCCGCCAGTTATTGGATTGATGGTTTTGTTCGTATTCCCGAAGATGCCGAAAACAAAGATGTTCTAATCGAAGAAATGCTTCGTATAGGTCGCTCCAAGTATGATGACTGTGCAGATGCCGCCGCTGATGTTTGGCGTCCAGAGATATGGCGTGGCAGACATTCGGGCATGCAGGACATCCAACCGGGAGTTCCAGTGCAACCCGGAGATGAGACTCTAAAGAATAGTGCATGGAAACGCGACCTGGATCGACTCAACCAAGACCTATTCCCTGAGATATACGGAAAACTTGATTTAGGCGAAAATGAACAGCCAATGACCGAGGCAGAAAGAGAAAATGTGTGATTATGCCAGAACAGCGGATTCATGCAGTAGTTTGGGATTTGGAGACTCGGAAGTTGGCAAAAGACCTTCCGGGGGGATGGACTGACTTGAGAGCGGGCAAAGGCGGAATAAGTGCCTTAGTTATCTACGACAATATCAGTGGGAGAAGCCATCTTTATGATGAACACACTTTGGAACTTGCCGCGCAACATCTGGAGAGCGCTGATGTTGTTTTGGGTTTCAATTCTCAAGAGTTTGATGCCCCGGTCGTTGAGGGCATCCTCGGTCGCCGACTTGAACTCCAAACCCACCTTGACCTACTCCAATTGGTCTGGGCAGCCAGTTCAGGAAAAAGGAGCGGTAATAAGCTCGACGATTTGGCACGGGCAACCTTGGGTTTCGGTAAGCCACATGACGGTACCCTTGCCCCAACCCTCGCTGACGAAGGGCATTGGGCGGAACTCTTTGACTATTGCTTGCTCGATGTTGACCTCACGAAACGACTCTTCATCTACGCCCAAGAAAACGGAAATCTGATTAATGGTAATGGCAATGTGGTTGAGATCAATTTACCTCTTTGGTTCTCAAAGGTAATCCTATAAATGGCTTTAGCTAGTAATGGTTCTTTTGTCGCAGGTCAGGGACTCTCACTTGATACAGGAGATGGCCTATCAGCCCAATTTGAATTAAACACAACGGCTGATCTGAATGTCGGTGATATAGCTATCATTTGCATAGCTATAGATGCTGTGGTTGGCGATACTGATAATACCAGTAATAGTATTTTCACTACTGGAGAAGACATAGAAAATAATACTTGGGTAAAAATCATTGAATTTACCGCCAATGAGTGGCCTGGATTTTCAGCGGCAGGAGCCAATGTAGCTGTTTACCTGTCTAAGATCACTACTCAAGTATTATTTCCTCTCCCAGTGGCAATAAATATTGATGGAGCCAGTCATATTGGTGTGGCCTGTTCCATGTTAGGAGAAATTTTCACAGGAGCAGCAGGTCTTTCATTAATTGATAGTTCTCTCAGAGCCTACCATTCATTTAATAATCCAGCAGCCCTCAGCATAAGCAATCCTGGGAACTTTGAGGTCCTCTATCTTCGAGTTGATGGTATAGAATCCCAACTCCAAACCATCTCGGCCTCAAGTGGTTTCACCAAATTTGGGGCAGTTGCCACAAACATGATCCCGGTTACATACGCCACTGGCTCAGACGGAACGAGTCTTGGTTGTTATGCCGAGTTCAAGATCGTCACAAACGCCGGGGCCTCCAGCGATCCAGGATACAGTAATTATATAATTGAACATGCTGATTTAATGCTTGCTCTGAAACCAAATAATAACTTACCTCCTTCAATTACTCCTATCGGAATGAAATATGGAATTGTGGGAACACAAATTTCATTTACAGTAACAGACATCGATGTAGATGCAGGGGACATTTTCTCTATAAATGATGTAATAGATGTTGTAGGGGCTTCTATAAATTCAAATTCGGGAGAATTTATCTGGACCCCAACTAAAAGTGGGAGTTTCACTATTCGTTTTAGGATAACCGATGCAGAAGCACTTACTACTTTTGAAGATGTCCTTTTCAAGATAAACGCCTTAACTATTAGTTCTATTCCCACTACGGGAAGTCCGGCGCACCGTGGAAAAGTACCTAGTAGTGTGTCGGCCCCAAGCACTCCGGCAAGAAGGCGATAATGGACGGTTATACAGTAGAGAAAGCGACCGGAACTCAGTGGAAGGACCAACTGGTCCGCCTGGTTATGGATCGGAAGAAACGTTCCGAAGATTGGTCTATGTCCTTCCGGCGAAAATTGCCACAATGGTATGATCTCTGGCGTGGGATACACACGGGCAAATTCTCTCCCACCAAGAATGACATCCATCTTCCGCTGATCTATTCGACAATCTGGAGTGATGTGGCAAGGAAGGTGGCCACATCTTTTAGTCAATGGCCCGTTGTCACTATGCAAGGTTACGGTCCCAATGATGCGCCATTTGCTCGCAAGCAAGAGGCCCTAGTTAATGCCCAACTTCGGGACGCCGAGGTAATCGAGAAGGAAATCATCACCTTCTTGGGTGCCGATCTCTACGGAACTGCAATCTCACAGTCCCTATGGGAGCATAAGGAAGAGATACGCACCCGGACCGAGTTCCAAGCTCTCCCGCTTAGCGGTGAGCGCGTCCGTCAGATCATGCGTGATCGAGTAGTTACATTTGACGGCCCGAACCATCGGAACGTGGACCTACTTGACTTCTTTCCACAACCTAAGTTCAGAAAAATCAACGGAAGTATGGGCATGGATTGGTGCATTGTCCGATATTATTTAGACCTCGATCATTGCCGTTTTATGGCATCCGAAGCTGGCGGTAAAGTATTCGATTCAGCAGAGGTCGAAAGACTGGCCCGAGATAGTGCTTCGATGGCTTATGATGCCGACTCACAGAAGGTATCCCGGGGTAGTTTCACTTCCCTACAGGAAATGAAAGATGCTTACGATAGGCCTGTAGAACTGATCGAAATGTGGGGCATGATTCCCTCAGAATTTGCTGGATCATTTGGTGGGTCTACAAATGTCGTTGTCACATTGGCCAATAGCAAGTATCTGTTTAGGGCCAAGGACAGTCCGTTTAGTCACCGTGCCAAGCCGTTTGACAAGTTCTCACCGACGCCCGATCCACATGTTTTCTATTCTCCGGGCAAAGCTGAGATCGCCGCGCACATGCAAGTGGCGGCCAATCGATTCATTAATCATCAATTAGACGGCGCTGATCTTACTGTGCACCCAATGTTTATGTACAACAGGAATAAGGGTATTAATATTCGGCAGTTGTTTGCCGGTCCAGGTCGCGTCTTTGGAGTTGACGGCGATCCAAGTGATGCCCTAGTTCCTGTTCCGATGAATACTCAGGGCCTAGCAGTCGGCGGCGAAATGACTGCCTCACTATGGCGGTATCTACAATTAGGTATTGGAATCGCTGAAGATACCGTGATGGGGTCGGGTGGTGGTGCGGATCGACAAACAGCCCGAGAGTTCATGGGCCGCAGAGAAGCCTCTGGCACACGTCTTATGCTCGAATCAGTCCTTTATGAAGCAACCTATCTTGAACCTTTGTGCGATAAATACACCTCTATGAATGGTCAGTTTCTTACTCTCCCCCGGACCGTTCGTATTCTTGGTGAATCCGCCGAAACCGATCCCGTTACCGGCGAACCTATTGGGAATTCACGTCAAGATATACAACCTGGAGATTTAGATAATCATTTCGCAGCCCGAGCAATGGGTTCTACAATGTCTGTCTCAAATGAAACTGCTAAAGCGAACAACCTTCAGATGTTCCAAGTGCTCGCTAGTGCAAATCCTCAAATGGCAGGTTCATTTAACATGGTAAACTTCCTTCGTCAAATGTTAATCCAACTCGGATATAAGAACACGAACGAACTGATCCAAAAACAGCAAACAGTGGCCGATGGTTTAGGTCAGCAAGGAATGACAGCAGGGCAAATGCCTTCTGATACCGCTGGCCTCGCCGCTCTTATGGGCGGGGCAGCCCCTTCTGGTCCAAGCAGCGGAGTGCCTCAGTAAGCACTCGGAAAGGCAGCAATGGAGCAAGTAAGTTCTGAAACAGTAGAAGCGGTCCGAATGCTCATCAATAGTCATGCTTGGCGAGACTATTTCGAGCCAACCCTATTGGAGGCCAAAGAAGCGTGTATCCGAACCTTGCTCGATCCATCAGAAAAGCGTAAAGCTGGAGAACCAGACGACTACTTAAGGGGTCGAGTAGACATCATTAATGCTTTATTGTCATTAGGGCCGGGATTGATCGCAGATACAGATGCACAGAAAGACATTGCTGCCGAAGCAAAGGCAGTTGCAGAAGAGTACGAAGAGAGAGCCCGATCAGGCCAAATCGGCCCGTTCGGTAGATAACCCCCACTGGAACGACTCCAGAGAGGAAGTAAAAGATGCCAGACAGAACACCAGAAGAATCGCGTAAAGCAATGGCAACAGAGATTAATCGGCAATTTAATGAAGCTATCGACCGGGGAACCATCAGCGGGGCCGAAAAGATTCCTATGCCCACAGATTTAACACCGCCAGCCCCTGCGCCAACCGCAGTTGCAGCGGTTCCTGAACCTGTCGTGCCAGCGCCAACCGCTGCCCCGGCAACGCCGCCTGTCGAACCGGCGAAGAAAATTTTCGACAAGTACGCAGACCTAGATGCCGCTAGCAAGGGATATTGGAATGCGGTCAACACCCTCAGCACCACGTTGGATGAGAAAACCCGACTTGAAGCTGAGAACGAAAGGTTAAGGGGCCTACAAACACAGACAGTGCAACCAACCGTCGAGCGTCCACGGGTCAACCCCGCTGCACGGATTGATTGGGCTCGGGATGCATCTGTTGTGAAAGCCTCGGAAGCAACTGGCATCCCTGCCGAAGTGTTCGCTGAACTCGCTGAGGGAATTCATACCCAAGCGGTCCAGGGGGCAGATCAAGCCTTAGCAGCGCGTCTGGCGCCATTGCAGGCGCACAGTGAGGCTGAATCGTATATGAGAGCCAAGTATCCCGAGTCACTGAACCACACCCAGGAACTCACGAACTTCATCAAGGCCACGCCGACCGTGGCTCAGGCGATGAATGCCATGATCCAGGGTGGGGCACCAGCACAGGCTTTGGAGTATGCTTGGAAGATGTACGGAGTTGAGACAGGGATCGGACTAACGAACAAAATGAACGCGAATGCTGCGGTCGCCGAGGAAGCCAAAGTGGCTGCTCGGGCCGATGCGGGAGTATCCGCGACACCAAACACGCCCATTCATTCAGTCGTTCCGGGGAGCACTAGGCCATCTGCCGAGCAGATCGCATGGTTGAAAGATCGTGCAGATCAAGGTGATGAGAGGGCCAAGGTGGAACTGAGACGAGTGTTTCTTGGGCAATCGCTTCCTGCTCACATGAGAACATGGGAGCAGCAGTAAGCAAGGGAAATTAAATGCCGTCTTTAGCCGCAGGAAACGCGGGTACCTATCTTTACGATTCGTACACGCATACTAGCTCCAACAAGGAAGATTTGGTGGATTTTATCGCCAACATCGACCCGACGGAGACACCATTGACGGTGTTGCTTGGCAAGACAACTGCCAGGTCAACGATCCATCAGTAGACACCTTCTACTGCTGATGTAAAATGCAACCAAATGCTGGAACGGCTTGAGTCCCTCTACCTTCTAGGTTAAAATGAGTGACAGCGCCCAATCAGCAGGAAAGGCCAAACATGGAATCCTCAGAGACTAATACGTTGCAGCTTGATAAGAAGTTTGCGGTACGAATCTTGGCTTATACAGCAGGATTACTAGATGGCGAAGGATGCATCACTGGTTCAGGACATTATGTTCAAGTGTTCATTTCTGGATCGAATAAAGAGATGATTGCTTGGCTTAAAGAAACCTACGGTGGTGGTTACGTCAACTGGAACTGTAATCCTAGAGGTCGTAGGGTTGAAAAGTGGATGGTGCCTTCAAAAAGCATCACTCCTTTTCTTAAGTTAATGATCCCATTTCTCAGGATCAAACGTAAACAGTTATATAAGGCTATGTCAATCCGATCCATGATTGAAAGAAAAGCGGATAAAACTCGGATTGCTCGGGCCATACAGCAACTTCAAGCATTAAATCAAGCAAGATAGAGTCCAAATAAGGGCAGAAGGATGTACTTCGTGCACGCAATTCACGCGGCATCGTAGAAGGTTTGGATTTCAGTGTGCAAACACTGGTCGCTCCTTCCCGCTTGCTGAATCAGACCGAAATCTTCGGTGGTGACATTGCGGTCACGGAGTCTGAAAGGGCAGAAAATCCAGTTGGTTTCGGTGATGCCTATACGTACCAACTGGAGAAAGAAACAAAGTCCGTGATGATCGACATCGAAGTCGCTCTCATGGCATCTGGAACGGCCACAACCGGCGCTTCCGGCACGGCTCGTGTGATGAAGACCCTTGAGGATTTCATTACCACGACCAAGTACACGGGCGCTAGCTACACCGGCCTCGTGGGTGATGCTACCCACGCAGGCGTCTTCAATGCGAATGATGTTAATAGCATCTTGAACGACGTGTGGGATTTGGGTGGAAAGACAGACCTCATCGTTATGGACGGTGCCTACAAGCGCCAGTTCAGCGCGCTGACTACCTCTAACACCCGGAACGTTCTGGCGGCTGACAAGAAGGTCATTGTTGGTGTTGATGTGTACGACTCGGATTTCGGCCTCATGCCGATCCAGTTGAACCGTCACTCGCCGACTTCGGCCAACACGGCTTCCGCGTCTGCGAACGCGACTGACATCTCGGGACGCATCTGGTTCCTTGAGCGGGCTAAGGTCAGGATTGCCTGGTTCCGCCCATTGGCTCACCGACTTATGGGAACTAAGGGTGATTCGACTGCCGGACAAGTTCGTGCTGAGCTAACCCTTGAAGTAGCTAACGAAAAAGCCCTTGGGATGTTCAGTGGTGTGAACAACAAGAGCTCGGTCACGTAGTTAACAAATTCTTAAGCGACGGCTTAGGAATAATCGTGGGATGGGGCCGGGCTTATCCCTCGGCCCCTACCACACAACATGAGGGATAAGATCATGGCAACAGAAACAGAAAAAGCGTGGGCAGCAGGATTCTTCGACGGCGAAGGAAGCACAACTTTTCAACTTCGATGCCAACTTCCTAGAGGAAAAGGACAATTAAAAATAAGTGTAACTCAGGCCGGTGAATTTGCTCGTGAGTTACTTATTAGATTCCAATCAGCAGTTGGTAACTTAGGACATATCTGTTTTGTAACAGATAATCGTCCTAATCATCAAAAATGTCAAAGATGGTATACTGGTGATCGAAGTGACGTTTGTCTTATCATGCAGTATCTATGGCCCTATCTCGGGCCGGTCAAACGCCGTCAGTTTTTAGCGGCAATGGAGAAAGTGAATCATGGCAGTAGAATGGAATGATGGGTTCCCGGACGGCGTAGGCCGTGAGATCAACCCGGCAATGACAACGCCAGAAGTGGCAATGCCAGCAATCGGCCCCCCTGGGAATGGTGCGGACAATCGTACCCCCGAACCAGTTCTCAAGACCGTAGCTACAAATGCCCCTACAACCAACAACACCGGAACGACTAAGGGCGGGGCACTCTGGCCCGAAATGGGAAAGTAACATGGCTAAGAAACGCGACACCTATCCGGGCACACCTGTAGAAGCTGCACGGGCTTTTTCAACAGATTATCATCAGAATGGGACTCCTGTCGAAAACTTCAAATTTGATGCCGAAGCAGATCGGAATGCCTATGATCGACTTTCTACAACCGAAGGACAGCCGGTGCCTCTTACTCAAACAGCACAAAATATCCGCATCAAGGCACAAATGAAATCCCATAAGAACCCTAAGAATCGAGGGTAGTTATGAAGCATGGGCCGATGTTTGGGCGAATAGAACTCGAAATGATGAATGAAATCTTCGAGCCCGAAATCCTCCGTGCCAAAGTACCCGGCATGGGTGACGTACTTGACGGTGCGGCCCATGTCAGGGCACTTCATGATGAGATCGGAACGATTGGTGAGTTCCGTAAAGCCAACGGCTTCACCGGCGACCGTAGCTTTCAGCGCATTGCCAAGATTGACACGAACATTGTAGTAATGCTTGACCACCTGCATGAGGCCGGTTGTATGTGTGGAAAACCGATCTGGGGGCCTGATGGACACAAAGAATGGTATCTTGCCTGGCTTCGTGGCCCTGGAAGCAACTTCGACACCCGTACTAAAGTAGTACTCTAAAGAAAGGTTGGCGGTAGTGGACAAAGCAATCGGCGATTCATTCGGCACATACGGTTTTCATAACTTTGCTAAGTCCTCAGCACAGGCTTATTATCGTATTCAAGTACCATTAAAAGCCCTTCATAAGTTGGGTCTTTCCCAAATCTACATAGATGGTGGAAAAGACGACCGCGAAGAGGCCACCCAAATGATGTATGGTTCAGACATCATGCTAGCTTGGCATCTTCAAGGCCAGGTTGGAACAGGCATCATAAATGAGATCGGTGACATGAAAAGCCGTGTGGTCGATGGTATCCTACGCATCCCACCCGCCTTCGTCTTCGATATGGACGATGCTATAGAATATGTCCATCCTCTAAATGAGAGCTTTTCCCACTTCGGAATACGTAACTTCGCCGGAGAGTTTTTAACGCCGGGTGACTCCTTGACCTGGCCTGCCCCCGACGGAACGATGCGGCCCCTATGGGTAGACAAGCAGACCTGTGGTCAAAATGATGAAGTATTTGATATCGAACGAAACTTCGCCATGATTGGGCGGCATTTCGATATGGCAAGAGCCGCGAGGGGCGTTTCGGTAACAACCGAGAATCTTGCCAAGATATATCGGGAACAGGGCTGCAAAAATGTCTATGTATTCCCCAATAGTGTCCTTGAATCCGATCATTTCTTCCCAAACTTAGCACCCCATGAGGGCATCCGTTTGGTATGGGAAGGAAGCACAAGCCATTTAGAATCCTGGCTACCTGTTGCCAAAGCACTTATTGAAGTCCTAAAAGAAAATCCTCATATTAAATTAGTGACATTCGGGGCGCAATTTACATGGATGGTGAAACACATCAAACCAGAACAATTGGAGCACCACAACTGGCTGGACTATTCAGCCTATCAGATCACACGGGCCTGTCTCGATGGGGACATCAATCTCGCCCCGCTGGTAGATTCGCCATTCAATCAGTGCAAGAGCGCCATTAGGTTTTATGAAGCGAGCATCGGACCACGGCCCGAGGTAACACTGGCGGCTAACATCGGACCCTATAAGGAAATTGAGGACGGGCAGACTGGCCTCCTCTATGACACTCCCGAGGATTTCGCAACGAAACTTCGGGCTTTGATTAAATCGAAAGAGCTTCGCCTAACACTGGCAGGCCGTGCGAGGGATTGGGTCCGAACTAATCGGTCTGCCGAGAAAACTGTGATTGATCTGTTCGAGTTCTACGAATCTCTTAAACGGGAGCAACGGCGTGAAGCCCTTGCCACGAGGTAACTAATGTCTATTACGCTTGCCGCTGCACAAACTTACGTGGCTCGGGCCTATGGTGGCGCTAACGATGCGCGTACCGGCGGGATAATGGATCAGGCCCTTGATTCTATTGCAGCCGCGATGGAGTTTTGGGCGCATAAGCACAACTGGCATTTCCTGCTCCAAGACACCTCGCAGACGTTTGCGGTCGTCTCGTCCAGCGCCACATCCGCCACGCTGACCACGGCAGTCTCGAACGGCTTCAAGAACGTTCTGGTAGGTATGACTGTCACGGGGACCAGCATCCCCACTGGAACGACCGTCTCTGCTATCGCATCTAATACCAGCCTCACCATGTCGGCGGCGGCTACCGGGGCAATTTCTTCTGCCTCGATCACCTTCGGGGGCACCATCCCGATCATCGCGGGCACGGACACCTACACCTTACCCACGAAGTTCTGGAAGCCGTATTCCTGCCGCCTGACCTCCAGCATCAAGTTCCCGCTCAAGTACGTACAGCAGAACTACGTGGATGCTGTCACCTACGATCAGACGGTGCGGAGCCGGGTGACGGCCTACACGCTGTACAACCCCACGGACTTTGATGCTACTGGAACGCAGCAAGGAAAGGTCAAGTTCTTTAGCGTCCCGAATGAGGCTGATGTGGCCCTGCTCAGGTACTACCGCAACTTCGATATCTCTCGGACCACACTCGATATTCCAGATGGCTACATCTACACCCTGCTCGACACGGCCCGCATCTTCCTGCTCCGCACCAAGGATTCATCGAACAACAAACTTCCGATGATGGTCATGGATATGTTTGGTAATCGTGATAAGTCAGGGCGCTTCCAGGCTGCTATTGCCACTGATCTTGAGGAAGGCGGTGAAGACCAGTTTGAGGAGATGAAGAGCCCACGGGAAATGGAACGTACTGGCCTTGGCTTTGATGGATCGTTCTGGCCACGCGGTGATTACTAATGGCTATTAAGAAAGAGGTCTGCAATGGCGGAGTTGTACAAACCCGCCATGCTACCCTTTTGCGTGAGGGAGAACTACAGCAGGCCGATGATTGCATTCTTCGGCCCGGTGATCCTGCAATATATTCGGCTCCGGGGCGATCTTCATTCGGCGTCCTGAAGACATGGCCTACGGTCAGTTGCGTAAAGAATGCTACGACTGCTCTCACGTCTACGGCTGGTTTCGGAACTGACATTGCCTCTGTCACCACTACAACTGGCTCAGACCAGATTTCTAAAAGCGGGGGAGCCCTCTCAGCTTTAGTGGTAGGACAGACAGTAGTGGGAACCGGTATCCCCGCTGGAGCAGTGGTTATCCGCCTCATTGATACCTCAACTGTACAGCTTTCGGTCCTAGCAACAGCTTCCGGCACACCCACCATTACCCATACTGATTTCCACCCTGGTACCTTTATCAGTGGAACAGGTATCACCACCGGAACGTTTATTGCCTCTATCACTAGTGCAAGTGCTCTCACCATGTCGGCAGTAGCCACCGACAGCCTAACTAGTACCCTCACATTTAGCGAGAAAGTTAGTGGCCTTCGGGCCGTCGAGTTCAATGCTGGTGAGAATGCTCTAATGCTGGGGCGTGCGGCGGATAAACTCTACACGGCTCCAATACCTACTTCTGGTTCAATTACAGGAACATTCACTGAAAGACTCCACGGACTATCTCAGAATGCTGAGGCCACTTTTGAAACGATCCGGGCAAGCGCAGAGAATGGACTTCAAGCCCACATTCTATTGACCGGGTTTGACCGACCTAAAGCCCTATACCTTACGGCTGGAACCACAGGAATTTCAGCCAACATTCCTACAACTAGAACTTTAGGAATGAAAGAAGTAAAGGAGTTTGTTGGTCTTGCATTGGTATCTGGAACATCGTGGTCTGGCTCTTCCGATCAGGGTGAGCGGTACTACTACTTCTTAATTACCGAAGTCTACCATGAAGGCCAGTTCGATGAGGTTGAGGGCACGTTTAGTGGAACACCAAAGGGAATACGTATCTCGGATCACAACACACAGGGGATACAGATTCAATACACACCAGGAGACTTAGGGGCTGCAGTTACTCCAGTCAATGATGGTTTGAATGGTAGAAATTTGGCGACTGCTTGGCGTATTTATATGGCACCCGGCAATATAACCGATCCTGACCCGCCTCCTGCTCTATCTCTATTCACAGCTGTCCAGACGGTTCCTACATCAGTTAATGTTGTTACTCTCTCAAGTGCAAACCCTTTTCAATCTGGATATGCCAACACAGTTTCTACCTATGCGAGTTTACCGATCCTCTCACCTGGGGATATAGCGCCCGCTCTTGGATCAGTTGTGGCACAGAATGTAACCTCCTCAATCACCACAGCAAGTTCATATGATGTAGCGCATGGAAGTACGGGATTCAATACCGTTCTCCCCGGAATGTTCGTTACCTCACCAACTAACAATCTCCCTTACGGAACCTATGTTGTCTCAAAAAGTAGCAGCGCTGCTATACGTCTTTCTCAAAAAGCAGTAGCAACAGTTACAGAAACCCTATATTTTGGAAACAGTTCAGCCTTCAATAACCTACATGCTTCGGTACCACCCAATGCCTCAGATTTCCGTGCAAATTCTTTTCGCAATTTTGGAATACAGAATCAAGGAGCCTTTTCTTCATCTACGATCACGGGGGTTAAGGTTGAGATAAAGGGTTTTTCCTCTAGTCTATCAGGGGGTGACCGTGGGTTTGATGTTTATTTGAATAAGGGTGGTTCCAATGGGACATTTAGTGCCCCTAAACATGCTGCTTTTGTAACCACGTCACTTACAGGCGGTAGTTCGATCATATCCGTAGGGGGTCCTAGTGAAGCCTGGGGCGTATCATGGTCCCCCGCTGATTTTACAGATGACGCATTGCCTGGAGTGGCTACTGATCCAACTACAGATACTTTTGGAGTAGTTCTAGTTAAGTCTGGAGCAGCCGTAGATATCACCCATTACATAGATGGGGTGCGGGTAACAATTTATGCAGGTTCAGATTCGATTACTCTTACGGGTGATCCCTTTCGGACTATAGTTATCACAGATCAGATCGGTACCTCGACTGATGCTGGTGCTAGAGGAGAGCCACCCATAGCTACAACAGGTGATATCATAGATGGGATGGTTGTTCTCAATGATGTCAACTCTGAGAACTCCATCGTTGCCTCTCTCCCAGGAGATATGGATGCTTTTCCTGCGGGATACCGTTTACCTCTGGAATCCAGGGACAATGATAAGGTAACTCTCATCCGGCGTTATGGTACAGGTGGAATCATTGGCTGCCAGAACACAATGAAGAGATTGAATTACTTTCCCACTGAGAAAGATGCCGACTTTACACGAGGTCGTTGCTTTGAAGACATCGCCACTGACCACGGAGCAGTCGGCCCGATGGCAGCCACCTTGCTTGACCTACCGGGACGAGGTTCAGTGCTGGCTTACTTGTCGTACAACGGCCTACACTGGACCGATGCGATAACTACGAGCATTCTCAATGAGGATTTAGATTGGGGTACCCTTATAGAGCCCACCTTAATACACAGATCGGTATTAAGAGTCTACCCCAAGCTATATCTGCTGGCACTATATTATGTTCCTCTGGCCGGAACCAGACTAACCAAGGTGATGTACTTCTCATATCACCCCATTCATATCAAGCCCAATTTCAAACTCCCTGCAGTCGGCCCGGTGTCATGTATAAGTGGAAGTGCTACGAGCATTCTCATACAGGGTACTCCCTGTTTGTTCACGGGTCACGGAACGAATGGTACGGTCTACCAAGAGGATAGTGGTACTACGTTCATCCCTGGAGAAGTCAGTACCCCTACCATTCGCACTCGCTCCTATTATCTGGCAGAATTAGGTTTCGAGGGCATCATCCAACGGTTTTTCTTAGTGGCCGATGCCTCGGGCAACTCCACTACTGGTGGCTTCACGGGCACCCTCTACCGCCAGAATCAAGGGGAAGCAATGACTAGTATAGACGTACTCACGGCGGCTAATACGGCCATTGGTGGGGTCATTGAACTATTCCCGGAGAATGTGGGCGAGGTATTCAACTTCACTATCAGCAAGAGTGTGGCGCAATCGACTTCACTTCGACTCCATTATATTGGCTTCGAGGCAACGGCTCTAACAACGGATGGTAACGGTTGAGAGCCTTTGCGCCAGTTCAACCCGCTAGGGACTTTGATCCCAGGCTGTATAACATCCTTCGGAATCTGAATGCCTATCTATCTCAGGTTGATGCTGCCTTTGGGAACCTTACTCGGGGCACGGCTCCTGATGGTAGTGGGGCAAGCATTATCAGTGATAATCCGGTCTTGGATGATTACCTATATCTCCCGGGACGAGGCGGGCCAGATTCCACCCCCGGAGTGTATAATGGCCAGACCGTATTCGGAAATATATTTTTCAAACCATATGTAAAACTTCAAGCTGGTGCATCCACAGTTGCCGCATGGACTTCCCTTGGAGATTTTTCAACTTATGGGGCGAACTCTTTAGCAAGCACCACATGGAGTGCTATCCCAATTCAAACCAGTGCTAGTGTTGGGGATATATTGGTTCTCTGCCTAACATCCAACCCTGGTGTGCAATCTTTCGGGGATCACCACTCAACCCTTACCGACTCTCAAGGGAATACATGGATAAAAAGAGGCGAGAAAACGCGCTTTAATCCTGCTTCTGGTGGATACGGAGTTGGGGGTAGCATCTGGACATGCTATGTTACGACAGCCTTGACAGCTACAGTTGATACACTCACAGCTACATTTAGTGTAACCATAGATACTGCCTCACTGGTATCTCATAGATTTTCAGTTGGTGGCAACCTTACTATTACAGTTGCCGGGAATGCCTTTTCAGAGGAAGAAGGGGTTTCTCCTTTAGGTCCAACTGCTCTTACCATATCAGGACTTACCAGTAACCCGTATCTATTCGTTAGACTATCGGCTAGTGGGACATGGAACACTGGGACTGAGGCATTCACCCCAGGAGGTTCGGATGTATCTTTCAGGCAAATTGGTGCTGGTTCTGGTATACCTGGAAATCGGTCTATATCCTATGGCCAGTACCATATTTTTACTGCAACGGGAGATACTAATGATCCGGCGACGGCTGAGACGTATGGAATCTTCGCCAATATTTATTTGGCACTTCAAGCCGGATCAGTGGGTGCCAGTACAGACGTTAGTGAACATCTCGTAGAAGTAAAAGCTGCTCGTGATGTGGCCGATCTTGATGGATTCTGCATTCGGGATGCCGCAGCCGATGGCCGCCTATTCTTTGATGGCTCATCTCTGACCGCCAATACAAATCGGTATTGGACCATCCCGAACTGGACTGGAATTCCAGTGGTACCTACGGCACTCGGGACTTCGGGCTATCTCATGGTTTCCCAAGGCACCAGTCAGCCTGCCTGGCTCACGGTGGCATCTGCCGTACCTGGCGCGGCTCTGAGCAAGGTCGATGATACCAATGTAACATTAGCACTTACTGGTTCTCCAACGGTGGCTCTATTGGCTGCCACAACCCTCACCTTGGGATGGACCGGGGTGTTGTCCGTGGCCCGGGGTGGGACAGGGGGAGCCTCAAGCTTCACTCCTAGTTTTTCTCGTATATTCGCTATGATGGGAGCCTAATGTCTGATACTCTTAAAGTCCTCGGGCAATCTAACCCAACTGCAACCACACTTACAGATGCCTATACAGTCCCGGGGGCAGCTAGCGCGACTGTAAGCAGTATCGTAGTCACAAATCGGAGTGCCGTACCCACGTCCTTTAGACTATCTGTGGCGGCGGCCGGAGCAGCCGACGCACTCAAACAATATATTGCATATGATGTCCCCATCGGGGCGAACTTACCTATCTCGTTCACATTAGGAATTACACTGGCTGCCACTGATGTTATCCGTGTGTACACCACACTAGCAACAGTTAGCTTTAATATCTTTGGGGTAGAGGTCACATGAGCATAAATCAACCAGAAGTTACAGGCGGTGGAACTGAGGATAGTGCCTTACGGGTTACGGTGGCCACCGATTCCACTGGTGTACTTTCTGTAGACGACAATGGCGGCTCACTAACTGTTGATGGAACTGTTGCGATAAGTGGGACTGTTGCTGTATCAGCAGCGGTTTTGCCTCTACCATCTGGTGCCGCAACTTCTGCCCTACAGACACAACCTGGAGTGGATATCGGCGATGTCACAATCAATAATGCTTCTGGAGCCGCCGCTGTTAACGTACAAGACGGTGGAAATTCCATAACAGTTGATGGTACCGTAACCGCCAATGCCGGAACCGGCCCGTTTCCAGTAAGTGATAATGCCGATTCCCTTACTGTAGATGCTCCTGTTGGGACTCCTTTAGCTGCCCGTCTCTCAGATGGTGCATCTTTCTATGATGCTACCAAAACTGGACAGCTTCCTGCCGTTCTTGTAGGTGGCCGTTTAGATGGGAATGTCGGTGCATGGTTAGGTTCGGCGCTCCCTACTGTGGGCCAAAAAGTAATGCTCCAGAGTATCCCAGTCGTTATTGCTTCCAATCAAGCATCAATACCTATTAACGATAACTTTGGTTCACTAACTGTAGACAATGCTGGTGGTTTTGCTGTTACTGATGGTGGTGGTTTGTTAAGTATAGATGATGGTGGCACAAATATTTCTATTGATGATGGTAATGGTTCAATTACCATTGATGATGGAGGCAACAATGTATCTATAGATGATGGTGGTAACACTATATCTATAGATGATGGTGGCGGATCAATTTCCGTAGATGGAATCGTAGCAGCAACAACAGTGGCTGATACAGCTATAGGAACTACGGTTAGTCCTAATGCACCTGGATTTCTAGTACTTGCTCTTGATGCGGTATCAACCGCTCATGCCCTATCTGTCAATGCTTCAGATTTATCTCTGAATACTAGAGTTGTGAATGCAGTAGGTGCTGCGTCCGTCAATATTCAAGATGGTGGTAATTCTATCACTGTTGATTCTGGTGCTGGTGCATTATCAGTTTCAGTCACTAATCCACAACTAACCCAAGATAATGCTCCTTTTCTTGACGGTACCGATTACGTTAGGCCAGCAGGATTCATTCTTGATGAAGTAGCGGGTACAGCTTTAACTGAGGATGATGTCGGAGCTGCCCGGATGGATAGTAAGCGGGCACAGATCACAACCTTAGAAGATGCCACAACCCGGGGGCAGCGGGCTGCTATAAGTGCAGCGGGCCGACTATCAGTGGATGCCTCGGGTGTGGCCGTCCCTATCACGGACAATGCTGGTTCATTAACAATTGATGCTCCAGTCGGAACTCCAGTGGCTGCGCGTCTTTCAGATGGGGCTGCATTCTATGATGCCGCAAAGACAGGACAACTTCCTACAGCACTAGTCGGAGCACGACTTGATACGAATGTTGGAGCATGGCTCAGTAGTACGGCACCGACTGTGGGGTCCAAAACATCCGCCAATTCTATTCCTGTAGTCATTGCCAGTGACCAAGCCGCCGTAACAGTCGCGCAAGCAACAGCAACCAGTCTTAAAGCTGAAGTGGTAGGTCCAACCGCAGATAATGCTGCCAATCCCACTGCCAAATTATCCACTCTTCCGGTTAGAGCAAATGCATCGGCACCGGGATGGACAGAGGGGAATGTTGTCCCATTAAGTTCTGATCTTTCAGGGCGCCTTAGAACCGACAATTCAACTTGGTTTGGATCGACAGCCCCAACAATTGGCCAGAAAACAATGGCTAATAGCATTCCAATAGTAGTAGCCTCAGATCAAACGTTTATACCTGTTAATGGAGATGTGGATCACGATGCAGTCAATACTCTAAAAAATATTCAAATAGCTGGAAATGCTAGTCCGGCAGATGTTCCCCCTACTGTTGTATCAGCAAATAGTGATCGTGTCCGAGCATGGTTTGATCGTTCTGGTGCCATCGTTACTCGACCCCGAAAAATACGTTTAGGATATACTGCTATTTTTCGTCTGGCTCAAGCCGCTGGCCGCCTCGACCAAACTTTTCTTCAAGTTGCTGACACAAATAAACAATGGGCAACCCTTCATCATACTGGAGGCTCAACAAAAGAAGTTAGATTACTGAAATGTTCTGTGTTTATCACAGCTTGGGATGCAGCAACACAAGCTATTTTAGAACTCAGACAGATTTCAACAGCACCAGCCACAGGAAATCCAGCAATTACTCCTACAGCACATAGGCGAGGAGGCACAGCGGCAGAAGCAGTAGCTTTATATCTTCCCACTACTGCCGGAACAGATGTACTTCCAAATTCTCCTATTTCTTCTGTGCAACTTGATCTTGGGGTAATGGGTGCAGTAGGGGTGAACAATCCTCCAATTACTCCTCGGGAAATAATACTTTATAATGCAGCCGGTGAAGACCCCGAACTTATTCCTCCAACCTTACCGGTCGGTACTCTTGATGGATGGGCTGTTATGTTACGCACAGTAGGTGCTCCTAATGTTCGTATGACTGTAGTTATGCGATTCACGGAGGAAATTCCCTAGAAAATGTCAATTACTTTCCTATTTTCTCTCACAGTAGCACGGAGGTAACAAGATGGACCCGATTACCATGGCACTGATCTCTTCACTCCTTACTGGAGCGGGGGGCCTTCTAGGTAAGAAAGGCCAACAGCCAATCGACCCGGAGATGCTTAAACGTCTCTTTGGACCGAATGCCACAGCACAAGAAACACAACAACTATTCCAGTTGCTTAAGAACTCCCCGGCATTCGCAGCCATGATGAGCGGCAACGCCATGCAAGGTGCGAATATGGCAAATGCCGCTGCCCAACGCACGGCCATGTCCGGTGCTGGCGGAAGTCCCATTGCGGCCTTCCTATCCCAAGCAGGTCGGGGATATGGCGCAACTCTCAACCGGAATGCCCAAGGTGGGCTATGGGAGCAGGCACTTAGGGCAGCCCAACAGAACATCGGCCAGCGCATGCAGGCATTTACAGGCTCAAAACTTCAGCAACAAAGTGAGCAGCCCTGGAACCGAATGATCGGGGCATCCCTACTTACTGCCGGGGCTTCAGGATTTGGCGGTATACTGCAAAAATCGAATCCTATGGATGAGTATTACAAAAGATTGAATGATGCAGCTAAGGCGGGTGGTACATAATGCCCGCCCCGGTGCAGCCAGTAGAAGATCAATCAGCATTCATGGCCCGTATCCACGATCTGTTTAGTGGGATAACCGGCGGCCAACAGGACTTTACTGGCGCTTTCAATGAGGCTCTACAGGCCAATGCAGGCATGCAAGGACCGACTCCCATGCCAGTACCGGGGAGAGTAGGTCCGTTATCTGGCATGGCCTCAATCTTTGCAGCTACCCTTGCCGATCAAATGGGTGCTCACGGATCGATGGCTGCCGCACAACAGAACATAGATCAGGCCAATGCTGCCAGTGATGCTGCGGCCCATGAGAACTACGCCCGATCTGAGGCATTCAATACCTCGAAGCAACTTCAGCGCATGGGAATCCTACTGAAAATTGGTGAGGCCAAGGCTGAAGCATTGGCTAGGGGCACTGACTATGCGGCCCATGAGAAACAGATTAGGGATAATATGATGATGGCAGAGCGGGCAAAGACGCTGCAGGAGAACACGGACGCTCGTCAGGCAGAGCAGGCCCATAAATATCGCATGGAAGAGATCATGGCAGCTAAGACGGCCACGGGTGCGGATAAAACTGCGGCAGCCCAAGCTGCCAGCGATAAAACTCTTATCAAATTCCAAGAAGATATAAGCAACATCAATAAGAAACCGGGGAACGTTAGTCCTGCTGGTGGTGCTGATGTATCTCTATTCCATTGGTTTAATGATAAGCATGATGCCAGGCTAAACGCTGCTGGTATTGCACAGATTCGAGGACGGTCTTCGGCTGCTGTTGCATCTGCGAATGACCCTGCTTTAAGGAAAGTTGCCTTGTCTACTTATTTAGATACTCTCCGGGATGAAAAGGGAAATGTCAATCAAAAAAGCCCTGAGTATTCCAGATTTTTTAATCTTGTCAAAAAGGTATTCCCTACGGTACAAGAACAGAATGATTTTGCTGATGAAATGGGGCTTTAATGTCAGAACTTTCTAGACTGGACCCTAATTATGTTACCGTATCAAGGATGGACCCTTCTTCCGCTGCTCCTGCGGTAAAGACATCGGGTCTTTCTAGGATGGACCCTAATTACGGAGGGGTACCAGAAGTCGCAGCGGGACCACTAGTAAATGAAAAACCAACAGGGAGTAACCCCGCCCTGGATTTTGTTAAGGGTTTCCCCGAGAACACGGGGAAGTTCGTTCAGGAGACAATCGGCGGGGGGATCAATACTGCCAAGTATATCGCGCATGATGTTCAAACATTTTCCCTTCTTCCCAAGGCCGAGGGACCAGCCAACGGACTTCGCGTTCTTAGCCAGGAGTTCCGCAAAGCTATTGGTGTACCTGTCACTCCCGAGGAGCAGAAAGCCCTAGCAACTGATGTAGCAATCTACCAGAAGTCCAATAACGTAGACCCTAAAATCATCAAGCGTCTCAATGAACTTCTGGCTGACCAACCCACAGTAGAGGAACGGCAATCTACGGATCGCGGCCTCGCCACTATTGCGGCCACAGTCGCTCCTATAGGAAAAGTAATCAAAGTTGCTACTGGACCCCTCCCTAGTCTGCTTGTGAAGATCGCGGCAGTAGAAGCCCACGGGATCGCCTCAATGGTGACGTGGGGTGCTGGTCAGAACATAGCAAACAATGAGCCTGTACAGAAAGACCTGCTCCAGAATGCGGCCATAGGTGCGGTCTTTCCGCCAGCCGGTGCTGTCATCGGAAAGACTGTTGGCCTCGGACTGCAGGGTGCTGGAAAGGTGATTGGGGGTGCGGGTGCCGTTGCTGGAACCGCAGCCGGAATGACTGCTAAAGCCATGCTCGGTGTTAAGACCTATGTAGCGGTCAGGGGCCTACTCGCCAATATGACCGACTACGTGGTACTTAATGGCGAACAAATCCTTAGAAAGAATGGACTGCACGCTACGGCGGATCAGTTGATGGCGGGAAGAGTTGCACAGCATACACAAACGGGTGAGTGGATCGCTGCTGTGACTAGGGCATTAGGCGATTTGTCCAAAGACGATCAGACATTAGTTGGGCAAATGCTGAGTGGGCAAATATCGCAAGAACAACTCTCTAAGCTGACCAAGACTGATCCCGCATTGCTTGCGGACAAGATGGAACAGGTTCGGACACTTGGGTCACATGTGGGCGATCTCCTAGAACAAGCAGGAGTGCCCGTGTTTGACCCAAGGGATGACTCCATACACCGCTTTGTTAAACGCGCAGATTGGGGTGGCATGCCCCATGTGTATGTCAACACGATTCGGTTCGTTACGGAGGGTGATCCACTTCGGGACGAAGCGATTGCCGTGTTGAAGAAGGGGCAGGGCTGGACTGAGGAAAAGGCAAAATCATTCTTGGAAGGACTGCACGCCCGGAATGCGGGGGAGGTCACGGATGTAATGACTTCTGGCAAGGGCCAGATACACGGTTCAGTAACCACGCTCGGTCGCCGCTATAATCTCCCGGGATTCGAGATCAACCCGAGCGCGGTTCTTCCCAAGTACCTAGCAACCTCTGCTAGAATGCTCGATAACATCACACGCTTCGGCGATCCCGCCCGGCCCATGCCATTTACATATGAGATCGGAGCATCGGATAGGGTTGTGGCACACACAATCCAGCATAACGGTGCTACATTTAACCTCGATCCTGCCCTCTCACCAGTAGCAACACATGGCTTCGCGGTAGCTCTGGCAGGAAAGTCCGTTCCGATAGGGGAGTTCAGCGCCGCGCACGTTGATGAGATTGCGGCACTCGCTCAAGAGTTCCGCACCAAATACCCTGGCATGAAGATCACCCTCGGGACGTGGAAAGATGGTGATGCCATCCACATCGAGGTCGGTACACTTATGCCGAACAGACGGAGTGCGATGGCTCTTGGCAACGTAGCCAAGCAGCAGTCCATTGCCCGGCTCGGGCGTGGTGGTACGCTAACTAATATCATCAAAATTCCAGCCAATAAAGATGCTATCAATCTTACTGCAGATGAAGCAAAGACCGTACTCGATAGTTGGCATCAAACTAAAGTAGGACAGCCCTTTGCCAAACCTAAAGACCTACCCAAGATTCTGAATGTCAAGACCCTATTCCCCCGGGCTTTCGATAAGCTTGAAGGGATCAATAGCAATTGGCAGCGGGATATGGCAGAAGGTGTGATTGCACGTTCACTTGGCTATGAGCATGGAGTACTTCTCGACTCTAACATAAAGGCTGGTTTGAAAGGGGTTTTAGCTTTTCAGGCTGTCAATAAGCTCGGCCTGTCTCAGATTTCACAGTTATCACAGATGCTATCACCCATTGCTATCACGGGATTCAAGCATTCATGGAGAGATTTTCTTACTCTGATGCGATCCGATCCTGCGATGGAAGATCGGATCGTCCGCAGCGGGGCCATACTTCCCGCGCTGATTAGAAACTCCGAAGCCAGCATGGGGATAGCAGGAAATGAGGCTGAAAAATCCTTGAAATATTCAGGCTTCACTTTCGCCGACACCTTCGCCAGAAAGTATTCAGTGATCCGTGGTTGGACGATGGCTTCCTGGGCTGCCGAACGGATGACAGAACTCAATAATCGGATGACCGCAATCAGCCCAGGATTTGAGAAAAGCTCTCTGCAGAAAGAACTCTTTAAAATCGAGAAGGTTATGGTTGAACGGGGCCTTGATCCGAAGGCTATTACAGCACGAGGCGGGGTGCTTACAGAGGAGGATTTCCAGAAGGCGGGCCTCAAGATGTCCACTGATGTCAACTTTTGGAGTGATGCACTGTCATTGTCACCAGCTTTTGAAAACCCGTGGTTGAAGATACTCGTGCAGTTCAAAAGCTTCGTATATCAGCAGGGTGAGTTCAACAGGAAGTACATCATCGACCCTGCATTGAAGGATGGGGATTGGGCACCGCTGGCTAAGATGTTGCCAGTGGCAATGGTGGGCGGTGAGGTTATCAATGATGTGAAGTCTTTCTTCCGAGGCAAACCTCGCAAAGAGGCCACTCGTTACTTGGACAACATACTTGCGGGCATCTCTTTGGGCTGGCTTGGAGATACTATGGTCACGGCCACAGACGAACAGAAGTTGTACTCTACTGTCGCCGGGCCGACTATCTCTGATGGTGTTGATCTAGGGTCTGGAGTGATTGCATCTGCACATGGAGATTTTACACCATTAGGAAAGAAGATTATGCAAGTGACGCTACCTAGGGTCATTCCATTTGTCGGCCCGATGGTGACACCAGCACTCGTAAATACGGCATTTCCCCCTAAGCAAAAGGCGGCGCAATGAAAGAAGAATTTGATCCGATGGGTTGGATTCTAGGCGGGGTTGGAACGATAACCCTAGCCTGGATTGGTCTAACATCAAAAACTCAAGGCCAGCACGGGGTAAAAATTGCAATCTTAGAGACTAAGTTCGATGATATAAAAGAATCACTTGGGCGCATTGAAAAGAAATTGGAGGGGGAGTAATGCCATTACCTATCATAGGTTCGATATTAGATATCGGAGAGAAATTAATCGAACGATTGATTCCCGATCCAAAACAGAAAGCTGAAGCCCTTTTGAAACTACAAGAGCTTCAGCAGTCGGGAGATTTAGCTGTCATTGCTGGTCAGAATAAGATCAATGAAATAGAAGCCGCCAGCCCAACATTATTCGTGTCAGGATGGAGGCCGTTTATCGGGTGGGTATGTGGTAGTGCTCTAGCTTTTCAATTGGTTCTCGGTCCGTTGGTGATGTGGGCCAGCACCATAGTTCACAGGCCAGTAGCCCTCCCTGTTATGCAGACGGAACTTCTAACGACCCTTTTGGTAGGCATGCTTGGCCTCGGCGGGATGCGCACTGTGGAAAAACTTCAAGGCGTAGCTTCCAAGTAATCTAGTCCTCCAATTGCCCTCTTGGCCTTCGTGGCTCTGAGGGCATTTCTATTTCCTCCGGTGGGATAAACTCGGGGACATCCCCATTGATCTCCTGCTGCTTGTTCTCATATGGACCGATGGCCCGGCGGAAGATTTCGATCTTCACGGCCTCTAGCGTCCCGAGAAGTGACACCGCCATCCAGTACCGCATCGGGCCGAAGGTCTGAACCAGCCGCATGAGCAGCCGAGTTATGACATAATTAGTGTCACCTAGCCAGGAGCTTTCGAGATTGGTTTCCTTAATGTAGTCGGCTAGTCCGTTCACATATTGATCGAGAACTTCACGCCGCTTATTTGGAATATAGGGCACGATATTCCTCCACGAAAATCCCAATGCGTCTAAGTGCTTCTTCACGGGTCATAGTAAAGGGGCCGGATTCCGAGTAGTTGTAGTCCGGTGTCCCTGGTCCCAAAGCCACGCCATTGAAGAATCGATCTGCGATCTCCTGCATGCTGACTGCTTCGGACATTGGGCTACTGATCCCCGGCTTTGCGAAGACGATATCCCCCCACAGTTCCCTGATGTCGTACCAGTGGAACATACCGCCGTTGGTAGGTCGTCCCGAGATGAGATCATAAAGAGAATTTTTACGGAGTCCCGGACCGAATAGGGCGGGCAACCGGATCACAGCGGCCTTGGGGAATTCCTCCAGAACAAAATCCTCCAGAAACTTACGATTGCGGCCGTAGGCGTGGTCCCTGGTGGCATCAATCGTCGAAATTAATACAGTGCGTTTGGCGGTCGAATGTATGAGATTTGAGGTCAGTCGTTGTATGGCCAATTGGTCATGCTCGGGTCGGGCGTTGGCCTTCCACTTGGTTCCGGGCGCTCCTGCTATGACAAGTAGATCAAAGTCTCCTTGGATTGTATCAATGTTCTTGGAGTTGAAACGGTCCGTGAACCTTTCTTTTCTATCAATCGAAGACCCCACGAATCCAGAAAAACCTATAAGGGCTCGTCTTCCTACTTGAACATCTGCCATATTCTCTCCTCTATGTAATAGATTCCACTCAGCTTCCCACCAAGTATGTGAATCACCTTTGGATTGCCTTCATCAGCTTCCCACAGGCTAGGCCGGGCATCCGTGGCCGGATCGTCAATCACCGCCCTAGTCATGTAAATACTTCGGTGCCAGGCTGGCTTACCTATCCCCTCAATGAACTCCTCCGCCGCTGCCAGCATAGCCTCAGCATGTGATCCATCGCTGGCCTCTTGATCGGCATGTAGCATCTTTGTCACATGGGTCATTTGCCAACAGGCAGAGGTAGGATAAGGGGCTGCACTCCAAAATGGCCCATCCAGCACCAACACGGCCCGGCCCTCAAGCATCGGAGGCTCAGGCATAAGCACGATCTCACAATGCCCTAGCTTAATAGGCGTCCGGCATTTCAGGTTGGAGTACGTTACATCGAATATCCAATCTGCATCAAGCTCTTCAATAATGGCTTTTCTGCCGTAGATTACCTCCACTCCTGCCATGGCAAGCTGCTCCACAAAGGCCATCTCCAGCAGATTGCTGTCAATTACAGCCTCATGTGCTAGATACTCGTAGTCCACCATGCCGGGCTTGAACAGGCCAGTCTTTACCGGATTGACTGGTAGCCCGGCCTCACCACAGAACTCCTCGAATTGTCCGGGGGTTACTTTGCTGCCCTCAGCGGCGATGGCATAAATCTGTTCCATTGGCGTTATTGCGTACCAATGGTCGATACAGAAGCGGTCAAAGCTTGCGTTCATTGCTCGGGCTGTCTCAAGGCTACGAGGGTAGTGAAAACCGCGATGAATTCTGGACTGATTCACTCGGGATGCTTCCTGCATCAGCCTAGCATTGCGCTCAATAAGAACCACCTTCTTGACTCCGGCTTTCCGTAATGCCAAGGCTACCTTGCAGCCATAAATTCCCCCACCGATTACTGCCGCATCATACTTCATATCGACGGTCCTTTTCTCCCGGCAAGCCAGAGTTAATACAGAGTATCTCTATACGGCTGATGCGGCCGCATTTGGGGCATCTAGAGGGCATATTTTCGGGGGCCATCCAATCATAATCACATTCCGTACAGACATTGACGTATAGGGGCCTGCCCTGGGATGGTTGCTTCATTACCCGCCGAAGTGCAGCCATCATAGTAGGACTATAGGGGCGTTCTGGTTTGCGCCTTGCATCTACCCGGCCATCCCAAAAGGGCTGTGGAGCATAGATCGGCTGAACTTCTCGTCCCGTGTGTTCGGCGATCTGTTCAGCCGTAGGGCGGATGATCCCTATTGTTATATGGGGCCAGATTAGGCCTGTGTCTAGGGCTTCGAGGTATCGCTTAGTCACAAAGTAATCCTCTGCCATGTTTCTACCATCATTCCACAGGGGGTTAGGAGTAACTCGGGGGAATACCATCTGCATCCCCCCGAAGTTGCCTAGCGTGATCGCCTCATGTACTCCAAGTGTTGGCTCTCCGTCAATGTCCACGGAGTACGGGCTTACCCATTGGGGCTGCATCCCATACTTCATTTGGAAAATATGTACACACTCAGGATTCAGGGCAACCACACGCCGGATGTCACCAAAGGCGTTCTTCGTATATATGTCATCGTCATCACAATGCAGCAGATGGGTGCCGGTTGCGACTGCATCACCGAGGTCGCGTTCCTCGGCACCCGAAGGATGACCAACTTCTTTCCCTGTCCGCACACTCAACTGATTCGAGAGTGTGCCCCCATTGCCCCTGTGAACGAATCGGCAAACCCGTTCCTGGTTCTTGGAATAATCTGACTTGAACTGCTGAGGTCGTCGGCTCCCCACCACAATGAGTTCGTCACTATCGTTCAACTGTCTGAGGGCGGACTCGACCGTGTTCTCTAGGGTGTGACGGCCCGCTGACGGGATAATAACTGAGAGTCTAACCATTCAAGATCATATCGCGCAGCCGCACAGCACGTCCCCCCACCTGGGTCGCCCAACGACTGTCCATCATTTCCTTCGCGGCTGTCGGCCAGTCATAGACATTTAGAGCAGCGATGAACTTCTTGAATCCCGCAAGTCGGCCCGAGCCCAGGTTGAATGACATGTTGGCCAACGCGCGCCCCCGGGCAGATGATATCTCTCTGTCCGTCCATCTTTTTACCAGAAAGTAGGCAATATCGAGAGCGGTGTCAATGTCGTGCTCCAGCAAAGCCCATGCCTCATCCCGAGTGATGATGGTCATGCGCTGAGTGGGGCCGAGAAGATGGCCCACTCCGATAGTCCATAGCCCCACACTGTCTTTGTAGGATTCAAGACGCATGCCCTCGTCACGGACTAGTTCTTTCTTAAGAAGCTCACGATTCGTCTGATCCATTTACCCCTCCGTTCCTGTGCTTCATGGCCTTTCGATCTATGCTTTTAATCAGTGTTGCCAACTTACGAACGCCCATGACGCCGCCCCATCCCATACCAATGCGAAGCCGGATGTCAGTGGCTTCTTTCATTCGATCAAGCTCCGAAGCGGGGCAAAGCACGTTATTCTTAACAGCCCAATACCGAGCCCATAGGGCTGCGATTAGGTGCTCTCGCACCACCCGCTTCCGTTCTGGTATTTGGCTTGATTTCATATGGACTTTACCTATTTTATAGATGGCCCAATGCCGGAAGCAGAGCGGGTGGCCTGGCATGGAGGATGTTCGGCATTTCTCGCACAAGCCAATCGCACGGTGCCGTTCTTTGTATAAGACTCTCCTATCCCTGGTCTGCGACATTACGTGCCTCCCTGCGCAACTCTGTAAGCCATTCATAACAAAGAGAATAACCGATTATGTCTACAAGAGAGTCCCGGTGGTCTGGCTTGTTCGTAAGACGAGAAAGCTTGACCGCAATCATAAATAAAGCGACATCCTCTTCGGTGAAATCTACCTTGAGTTTATGATTGAATACCGCATTGACAATACCCTTGGTGCGGCCAAAGTCAGACAAAGGATTGTTGTAGCTCTCCCGGCGATCACCAAAGACGAGCCGCTTGGCCTCGTCTGCGACGTTCTCGATGTATAGCTCGCCGGTACTAGCATCGTACACCGGCATCCCGACAGTCTCAGCAAGATGCTTTTCTAGCCTAGCACCTTTGGAATCCCGCCAGGATGGAAGAAGGTAGAGCCGATCCACGGCGGGGCTAAGTAAAAGAGCAACGTCACGGCGGATGTAGCTAGAATAACTAGCACTATGGTCGCCACGATCCAACTCAACAGGAGAAAGAACTTCAAAGCCTTGGGCACGATACTTGGCCGCATACTCACCAAACTCCTTCGCCCCGAAGTCGGGGAGTCCGGTCATCTTGCCGGAAA